CAGGCCAAGGCGCGTAGAGAAGCCGCGCTTTCCCAGCAAGAAATGATTGATAACATGAAGATTGGCTTGGCTGTCCTTGCGCTTGCTTGCGTAGTAATCGGGCTGTTTATCACAGTGATGGTATCAACAGCAAAAGCGATTGGCATTGGATGAGTACGACAACAGGGCTTATCGGTGAGTACCAAGCCGCAGCCATTGTGTTATCATTAGGTTGGCGGGTGTCTATGTGTCCGCAAGATAAGGTTGATTTACTAGCGTGGAAAGATGATGAATTTATCAGGATACAAGTTAAGACTGCGAGCCTACTATTACAGAAAGGCAAGCGCCTTCCGTGTTACCATTTTCAGTTTGGGCATGGACGCCAGAATAAAATTATTGGGAGTGTTAAGGACTATGACATATTATGCTGTGTGGGCTATCAACATAGGAAAGCAGTGTTCTTGCCAGTTTCTGAGGTGCAACAAAAGTCAAAGCGCATGTCGCCTAAGTTATTTGATGAAGATAAAGCGGAGTTTTATTCATTTAATAAAGCGCTGGCGGCAGTAAGAGGACGTAGAGATAACCAATGAAACAAACAGCGACAAAGTTAAACGAAGCAAGCGAAATAACAATTCCATTGCGGAATCTTATAAGCATGATTGCTTTTACAGCGGTCAGTGTTTGGGTTTATTTTGGGCTGACAGAACGCATTAGTTTTCTTGAACACAACCTGGAACTGACGATGGAAGAAGTTGAGGAGAACGACAACTGGATTGATGAGTTTCAACCACCTAAAAGCGTCCAAGACACTGTAACCAGGGTGCATGATTTAGAAATAGAAATAGAAAAACTTAAACTTATGTTAGAGGCAAGGTAATGTTACAAGCACTAATCGGCCCAGCTACTGATTTAATTGGCAAGTTTGTCGAGGACAAAGACCAGAAGAACAAGCTGGCTCACGAAATAGCTACAATGGCTGAACGTCACGCGCAAGAACTAGCCAAGGGCCAGTTAGCTGTCAATGCTGAGGAAGCCAAGTCAAGAAATGTTTTTGTGTCAGGCTGGCGACCCTTTGTGGGATGGTCATGTGGCTTGGCTTTGTTTGCACACTTCCTTATCTTCCCGACTGCTGATGTTGTGACTGCATACATGGGCATAGAGGCTGTAGCTTATCCATCTTTTGACATGGATAGTCTGATGACTGTATTATTAGGTATGCTTGGGCTAGGCGGGATGCGTAGCTTTGAAAAATCAAAGGGGCTGACAAAATGAAACGCGGATTATATTCAAACATTCATGCAAAAAAGAAACGCATTGCTGCTGGGTCTGGTGAGAAGATGCGCAAGCCTGGAACCAAAGGCGCACCGACAGCAAAGGCTTTTAAGCAGTCAGCAAAGACAGCAAAGAAGAAAAAGAAATGACCTTTCCGTTGTCTCCTAACTTCTCATTGGAAGAAATGGTGAAGTCTCAGATTGCGGAACGCAAGGGTATTCCCAACGCCCCAGAACTGCATCACATTGAGGCTATGGAACTGTTGTGTGAAAAGATATTGCAGCCCATCCGTGATGAGTTTGGTTCGTTTCTAGTGTCATCTGGTTATCGCAGCCCAGAGTTATGCGTTGCAATTGGCAGTAGTTTGGACAGTCAACATGCTAAAGGTCAGGCAGCAGACTTTGAGGTAGCTGGCATAGATAACTATGACCTGGCAAAATGGATTGAGGACAACCTAGATTATGACCAGCTTATTCTTGAGTGTTATACTGGCGGCAACTCTGGCTGGATACATTGTAGCTACGTTGAAGGCGGTCGAGGTGAGTCGCTTACATATAACAAGCAAGACGGGTACACCCACGGGCTGAAAAAAGATGGCTAAGTCACCAGCATGGCAGCGCAAGGCAGGCAAGAGTAAGTCAGGCGGTCTAAACGCTAAGGGCCGTGCATCTGCCAAACGCCAGGGCATGAATCTAAAAGCCCCTGTATCTCGTAAGCAGGCAAAGAAATCGCCCAAGGCAGCAGCTAGGCGTAAGAGTTTTTGTGCTAGAATGAAAGGCATGAAGAAGAAGCTGACAAGTAAGAAGACAGCGCGTGACCCGAATAGTCGTATCAACAAAGCCTTGCGCAAATGGGATTGTTAGTTACAAATAACTAAACTATATCCAGTGCCATCTCTGTGTTTGAATGATTTGTAAGGGATGTTGTAGTGTCGCGCAGCATCCCTTGCCCTTTCATGTTCAAGCCAGTTATCAAATGTAAGTGATTCACCAACTTTCAAACTCTTTAAGAATGTCCACCTTCCTCTTTTCTTTGCTGGCTTGCCTAGCTTTGGTTGCCCACAACATTCGCATCTTTCCATAACATTCCCTCCTGTTTAGTGAATAGCAGATGGGCTGCTTACTCCCAAGTATTACCCATCCACCATCTTTTATGTAATGTTTGTGACCACATACAGCGCATGCAATCTGCCGTGAATCAAACTTTTTCTTTGCCATCTTCCAGCAGTTCTAAAGCAATAGCGCCATAGCCTATGATGTCTACGAATGAATCTATGTGGTTACAGTTTAAACCAAACTCATCTTTTGCTGATAACCTAGATAGTTTTACAGCTATCATAAAGGCGCAGACCTGTGTTTCAGTCATCTTGTGGCCTGTAATCATAGACCCCATTTCACTGATTTGCCGGAAGTTATCACCCACCGTTCCATACTTAGACCGTTCCAAGAGTATGTCCTTGCAATGGTCTAAAGCATGAAAGGCAGTTTCCAGATTAGAAAGGGACTTCATCATCAAGTGCCATCTGTGGCTTAGGTGCGGCTGGTGTTTCCATCGACTCGGCAATCTTACGCATGCCGCCCTGTCTTACGTTAGCAGCAATGCTTTCACCGCTTGTGTAATCCTCTGCAATACGTTCACTGATACTTACATCAATAGAACCATCCTCATTTGCAAAGACAGAGATTTGATGCCGTGTGTCCTTGCTTAGAACAACATCACCTGGTTCCTTGCCTACATAGGGCTTCCAATTTGAGTTGCTGTGGGTCGCTTTTTTATCTGGGTCATTCGCAAAGCAGCGAATAGTTGTGATTTTTCTCAAGGCCATTAGGCTTCTCCTGTTGTTAATTTATCTTCAGCATCAAGGAACAGCTTAACAATTTGCTGCGCTGCCTCTGGATTACGTTGTTTAATGTCTTGTATTTTAGGCTTCATAGACTCAAACAGAGTATGAACATTATTGACATGTTTCATCTGACGCAAGCGTGATTTCATGTCTTGCCACACGCCCCTGTCATGCTTCTCGTCAAGTTGTTCACGGGTCATTTCTTTGGTTTGCGGGAGGCTTATTTCTGTAGTCTTTGAATCATATACAAATTCGTGAACTGGCTCAGACGGGGCCGGAGACTGTTGACTTGGAGGGTCTTTTTTCTCGACAGCCACCGTCTGATTCTGTGCAATGTTCTCTGCCTTACGCGGCACTGCATCCATCTCATTAGCAGATGCGTACTCACCGCCAGACAAACCAAGACTAGCTAATGCCCTGCCTATAGCAGATGTCTCGGCATTTTCCAAGGCAGAAGTTGTGTTGACATGGCCTTGCCCTCTGATTTCTTCAGCCATACCAGACCCAACAGTGATGCCATCCTTGTTTGTAACGATAGCTTTGACTACGACACGATGCCCATCATCCACGATAATCTTGGTGTCAATACCAAACTCTGCACCAAGCACACGCCGGAACGCCTCGACACGATGCACCACTTGTAGATACATCTTGCCGCCCTTTTGCTTGATAGCGTGGTCTTTATAGTAATCAGCCACGACTGTCATTGCCTGTGTTAAATCAGTCATTGTCATTCACCTCCTCATTGTAGTCAGTAATCGCTTTCATAAATGACGCAAGCATAGTCTTGAGTTCATCCAAGTCTTTCTGCATGTGTGCCATGTCTCGTTCGATGCGGTTCAATCTCTCTTGTGTAAAGTCGATTGCTTGCGCATGTTCCTGTTCTATCTCAGTCATACTTACCCTTCCCTTTCGGCTTCCCTGCATTGAAACCCTTATTAACTTTAATCTGGCTATAGTTATTTTTCCTGATAACCCTGCCCATAGCGTCAGTCTTATCGTTTACCTCTGGTATTCTCAACGCTGCTTCTATCTCATCCCAAGTTGGCACTTTCATTCCACCCTCCAGGTTTGTTTGGCAATCTCAAGTATCTCAGGGCCATGCCGCTGGGCTATCTCTGCAAAGTCAGGCGCAACCATGCCAAACAGAGTTTTCCAGTTGCCATTGGCAGCTTTCATAAGGTTTTGGATAGTCAACCACCGCTGCGCTATTCTTTCATACGCTTCTTCTAATGCGTCAGGCTTCAGCATGTCGCAGTTGTCAGGTGTGCATAGGTTGTATCCCTCGCCAGTAACAAACAGCAAGGCTGGAACTAGGCCAGTGCCTTTCCAATACACTGCCTGCTGCGCTACCTGATTCCAGGTGGGTTCAGTCTTTGGCTTGGGTATGCGCCAGGTTCTTGTGCCATCCTTCTTGGGCGGGTTGGCTACAGGCAGGCTGCACTTTAGGTCAATCTGTCTTGTATCATCAGCATAATCCAAGAACATAATGGTAGGTATGTCTAGCCTGTCATCTTTGAATACACGCTGGTATTCGCCCACCATCTCCACGTTCTTGCCAAAGTATTCTTCTGTGCCTCTGACTGCATGGCCTATCATTTCTGGGATAGCTTCCTTGCAGGCTTCAAACACTTCCATGTCCTTGCCGTTATCCCATTTAATAGGCTTGTATTCCATATACTCTGTCATGGCATGTCTTACTGCCTCGCCTAGCGTCAAGCCCTCTTGTTGGCCTCTGACGGGCGAGTAATCATGCAGCCCAAAGTAATGGTCGCAGCCCTGCTGTACTATCTGCCCTGCCCTTGGCCTGGCTGACATAGGGAACTGCATCTTGTATTCTTTGCGAATGTATAGCTTGAACAGGTTTTCATAGGTGGATTGCGTACCACCCGATGCGCTGTTGTGATAACAGCCAAAGTCTTTTCGATAGTCTGGGATTGTGTATTCCATGCTGCCCTCCAAAGCAGAGAAGTGAGGGGCGGGGTATAAGCCAAACAATCTGGCTACCACGAACCGCCCCTCTATCGCTATTCTTTCCCTTCTTCAGGGAGGTGCTACAGCAACTACCCTTGTTCTAGCAACCCATTGCCAATCTGTCAACACTGATATATGGTGTTTGCATGTATTTACAGGATTACATTAGAGAACAAAGACTTAGCATGCGGCGGTTTGCTTGGAAAGCTGGCTTGTCTGTCTCTGCTGTGTCTCGCATACTATCTAACCAGCGTTTCCCTACGCCCGAATCTATGCGGCGTATTTCTCTAGCAACTGATGGAAAGGTAAAAGCTAATGACTTCTACGAACAACACCACAGCCAGCGACTACGTTAACTGCCCTGACTGCGGCGGGGCTGGTGAATATGAGGTTGAGGTCGAGGTGATTGACCATGCCAATGGTGGCTTTATCAAAGGCATCATGCAGACTTGTGAGTTCTGCGATGGTGACGGTGAGGTGCATGAGGAAGATGCAGCCGAGTTTCTCATCCATGTGGAGTTTGAACAATGACCAATGGACGCAACAAGGGTGCTTCATTTGAACGCGAAGTTTCTCACCTTATCCATGACCAGCTAGGCGTAAAGGTAAAGCGTGACCTGGAACAATACAGGTTAGCTGGCAAAGGTGATTTGATTGGCCTTAATGGCTGGTTGATAGAGTGTAAGCGGTATGCAAACACAACAGCCAATAATATCCATAAGGATGCTTGGTGGTCACAAACTTGCGCCGCTGCGTTATTAACAGGTGAATCGCCAGTTCTCATTTACAAATACGACAGGCAACCGATTCGCTGCGTTGTGTATCTCTCAGCTATCAACGAGGCTTTCTCTAATAAGCAAGACATAGCCACGATTAGCTTTGAAACTTGGTGCATGTTAGTGCGGGAATCATTTTGTTCTTGACAGGTTTTTGCTTCTTCGTATAATCCGCATTAGCGGTGTTAAGCATAACAAGTTAAGCATCACTTGTTGTGCCAACCCAAGTACCTATTGCAAAAAGAAAAGGGTGCTAAACTTGTTAAGCATAACTTGTTAAGCATAGCACCCCAGCCCTTTTTTATTTATTTCTCCTCGTTTCTCTCCATCCAAAGCGCGTCCAATGCTTTGATAGACTTGCCAAGCATCGTTGGCATCCTTGTGCTGGGCTTGCCACCGCATACAAAGTCACCAAAATCACTGCTTGCTGATACTGGCCCTCTACAAGTCCAGCCATGCACATCACTTCTTATTATAAATTTCCATTCACGCTTACCCTTATCATTGTCTTTGCCTTTCTCTATCAAGGCATCTTTCATTGGGTAATCGTAAATGATTATATCTGCATCTCTGATGCAAGAGTCTATATTCATTCTCATTTCTATTTCTCCTCTAGCTCTATCGTTTCCAAGGCCATTTCCAAGACCTTGGGTATGCTTGTCTCGCCTAGTTCATAGGCTTGTATTGTGCGGCGTGATAACCCTAGCTTTTCAGCAAATGATTGCTGCGTATATCCAAGGAAAGACCGCCTTTCTCTAAGTTCTGATGGTGTCATTTCTCTACCCAGCTTTTCTCTGATGCGTCTGTGATTGCAGCAATGCCCCAGGAATCCAGCGCATCGCCGTGTATGTTTTGCAAGGCAAGGATTTGCTGCCTTGCCTCGTCTCTTGTTTCACAAAGCTGCCAGTCGTCTTTATAGGTTGTCTGGTCTGCTATGTTTGTTGTGAATTTGATTCGATGAAATACTAGCTGCATGTCTATTCCTCCAATACTAGGCCGTGATATGTTGCATAGCCTATCAAGGCATATTGTGCTTTGGCATCAATCATGCCATCAAAAACCTTCATTACGACCTTGCCTTTCTCTGATAGTGACAAGCTGCAAACATAATCAACCCCACTATCGTTGTCAGTCATAACGTCCAAGACCTTACCAGTCCAATGAACGGTAAATGGTTTCTCGTTTGTTGATACTATCTCGCCCAATACGCTGCTTATAAAGCTGCTGGTAAATGCAAAGGCGCTTAGCCCGTCCAAGTTTTTCATTGTTTAACCCTCCATTTCTATAGCTGAGACTGTCTCGGCTGTTGTTATGATGCCGCCTGTCAATGCTGCCCATTCACCCTCGGCGGTGCTTTGTGCTGATTCAAGGCTATCTGCATCAACCAATACAGTTCTTTCGACTGTACCTATAACCGTCACTTGATATTGTGCCATTGTTTGACCCTCCTATGGTTTAATAGCGATTTGAAGGCCACTGACAGGCCTTTGCCCGTCAATGGTAGTGTTTGTTGCCTTTGTTTTATTTGCTGGCTTGTGCAAGCTTTATAATCCTTAGCAGATAGTCGCGTTCTGCTTGTGTTAGCTTTGCCGCGACTCTTTCCATGTTTTCGGTTGAGTTATCCGCGGCAATTGCGATAGCTGCGTTGAGTACGTTGTTTTGTGTTTCTAAAGTAAGTGTCTGCATAGCTGTTGTTTAGCCTCTTTGGTTTGTTGTTGTATTTAGTAGACGATTAAGGGTGATATATTATTGTGCTGCCCTTAATTTTTTCTTGTTACTGTTATAAACAAATGAGAACCCCAGATTATTATGACATTCTCATTTTTTTATTTAGCCGCGGCGCGCGCCATAAACAGCAAGCCCCATGCCAGCTATTAGCAGGCATATCTGCAAGGCAAAGACTGCGTTAGACATTGGTTCTTGCATGCTTGATGCAACCAACACCATGAAAACGCCTAGGCCGATTGTTAGCTTGTTAGCCATTAGTTTAAATCCTCTAGCTTGATGTCACCGGACTTGATTGCTTTTTCTGTCTGAGCCTTATTCATGCCCAAAAAGCTGTTGCGGTATTTGCCTGTCGTTGTCGAGTAATCCCAGCGGCCTCTGTCGAGTGTGACATTGCCCTCGTTATCCCTAAAAGCTATGACTGTCTGATAGCTTTGGAAATACTGGCCTTTGTCTGTCCAGATTAAAAACTGGTTTTTGACCTTGTTACCTGATGATGACGTCATATTCATAACTGTTGGTGCTTGCATTTTAAAACCCTCCATAAATGCGTTTGCGTTGTCGGCCTTCGCCGCATGGTATGCCTCGCAAGGCAAGCCATGAGGCGGCAGGGTTGCCCCTGCCAGCCGTTGTTATGGTCTAAGGTTAATCAAGCCAGCTAGGAAGTTTGGAACCTTGCGCAGCTTGTCACCGTCTAGCCGGTAATACTTGAACGGCCTGATGTTATGGCAGCCTCTAGGACGCTTGCCTATGGTGATGACCTCACCCTCTGATGAACTGCCCGGGAAAGCTGCGTTTTGCTTTGCTAGTGTCTTGCCTGCATCGGTTAATGATTTAGCATGCGACCAAATAACAAACCCGCCGTTTGCTTGTGATGGTGTGTGATAATAAATAGTCATGTTTAACCCTCCAAGGTTTAATAGCTGCTAACGCGCTTTGATTGTAGATAGGTTGTGCTTGCCAGCCCTTCGCCTCTTGCAAAGTTAAGTTTGGCAAT